CAGAAGCCAGCTTTGTTGTTCCATGGAGCAGCATTGCACGGCTTTTGCCACGCCCGGCTGACGCCGTGTTTGGCCAAATTGAAGTGTTTGTCAAGAATGAGTACAAAGGTTCAGCTGGAATATTGAATGGGACTATCTGGATTAGAGCTCTCAATCCACATCTGAGTGTTAAACGTGTGGTGGGAACTAGTTTCCAGGGCCCCGATGGGGATGAGGATGATAAAACAGCCTCAGCAGAAGGAGAAGAAGTTGTCGTCAGTGCACTCCCTAGAAGTGAGGGTGGACAGTATGTCTACCTGAGGAACAATCATATGGGAGTGATTCAGCTGATGAAGAGGGCACACTATGTTGGAAATTTTGACATTACTGCCAAGAACATCCAACAGAGTGAGCAAGTGAAGTTTTCACTGGATAATGGTACAAGAGCAGACTATGTTTCACATATGTACTTGTACCGATCAGGTTCAAAACGTGTTTTGTGCCTGGTTGCTGGAAATAGAACTCATGGTGGTTTTCTAACTCTGAGGTATGCACCTTATGAGTATGCACTGAATTCCCCCAATAATGTTGCTTCACCAGCTGTCCATGATGATCACTTGAGAGCATACGTGCCACTACACCATTCTGTAGCCACGTTTGAGTTGCCTCAGTACACTCCTAGCGCGATCGCTCCTATCTTTTCTGATAGTTCCATCTATAGAAATGGAGGAGCAGGAGCGCGCCGAGGAGTTGTGTACTTGGGAGCATGGGGTCAGAGACTTGTAGAGGAGAATCCTGGTGGCAATCAAACAGCCATTAGTTATCCTAATATGACAGTTGTGGTGTATACCTCAGATGGGGAGGATGTGCAGTATTACATTCCATTGCCACCCCCCATATTTGAGTACCACACCGGAGATACTTTGAATTTAACAAATTCCGAGCTTCCACCTGGGAATGGGTTCGATCTTCAGAGCGAGGAAAGAACAAAGATTCCAAATCTCCCTACCGTAGGGACCGAAACCACAGAGAGTGATGACGTAGACCATAACATCTCAAGGAAAATGGGTCATGCAGCTTTTGGTTTCAAGAATCTTTTTAAATTCAAGTGTACCTGTCTCTCTACAATGGAGACTGACGCCCCTGAGGAGGCGAAGACAGCTGAACTTCCCACAGTTACAGCTGAGTGGACTATCCAGTCCGAGGAGACAACCAAGGTGAATTGTCCAACAATTTCACCCCATCCTCCTACATCAAATGCTACTGGTAAATCCAGAGGACAGAAGCCATCTCGTGCAGACCCACATCGTGTGTACGAACAAATGGTAAATGAGTGGTCGCGCCGACCAGACTCAGAGGACTTGTATATTGGAAACA